TCTGCTTGGCTTTACTCATTACGCCGTCACAGAAGGGTTGCGCTTGGATCGGCAAGCGCAAGATTGAATGACTTCGCGGAGATCCTCAGCTTCTTGGTAGGCATAAAGCAAGTCAGACTTCAGCGCCTTGACTTGCTCATTGCGCTTGTCCCACTGAACGAACCCGCCAACTAGATAAGCGATGATTGAAAATCCTATGATGAACAGGATCCAGGCAACTGTTATTGGTGCGACATCGATTCCCATTTATTTCTTCCCCATCTTTGATTGAAAGTTGTGCCATTCCTCAACCTCAAGGAAGTCATCATCTTTGTTGAATATGACATCAAGCCAGAGAACCAGCGAGATAAATGTCAGAGTTGCAATGAATAGAAGAACTAGATATTTCATGAAGCAACCTGCTCTTTCATAGTTGAGAGGAACTGCGCCCAAGTCATTTGATTGGACTTGAGCCAGAACTGGATTGATTGGGTTCCTGCTTGCCACATCTCTTGATTGATAGCGCCAGAGCCGAGCATCATCTGCAAGCGGAAGGCAAAGTCAATGACCTGATCGATGTTGGAAGTCTCGTCAACTTGGATTGAGATCCCAACGCCTTTGCTCAAGCTGCGAGCCGAACTGATGTTGATAACTGTTGCGCTGATGCCGAACTGCTTGCGCCAGAACTGTGCAACGCTCTTTGGCAAGGCATCGAGCTTGGAAGGATTGTCGATGCAGTCTGTTTTCCAGACTTCAAACTCTTGACTGGTTGCGCGGCTCATCAGAGTTCCCATCCACAGAGTACGACATAAGGATCAATTCCATCGGCGTTGTCAATAAGAATCTGAAATTCGCTATCGACTGAGTTGAAGTAAGTCCGGAAAATCATCACGCTGATCCAGTCAGGCAGCCAATAAGCATTGCGGAAATTGTTGTTGATCTCATCGCCATTGACTGATTCAAAGCGTGGAATCTGAGTTGCAAAGTCTTCATCCCATTTCATCTTTGCGGTGTAAAGGAATGAAAGATCCTGGAGAGTGACTTCTAGTTTTGGTTTCATCATGCACCTGCCTCTTCATTTCTGCAATGGCAGTCTGACGGACAATCCACCAAACCTTTATACAGATCGCCATAAACCATTTCCCAAGTGTGTGCCATTGGCATTTCAGCATCAAGCAAATCTGTATATGAAACATAGTGATAGCCATTGATCTTGTCTTGCTTGAATGGCGGGAAATCAATGCTGATGCACTTACGACAAGCGCATTCAACAATCATGTTGTTATCGGCAACGATAGCCATAACTTTTGCGCGGTAGTTGGTAGCCATTTATGCCACCTGGCTATTCTGAAGAGACTTGAATGTTGCATGATCTATTTCATAAACTGCAATTACTTGAGTTTCTTGAATCACATAGTCTGCGTTGTCATAACCATTTGCAATCCATTTGTTTGCGCGACTGATAACAGTCTTGAGATTCTTTGCTGCTAATTCAGCAGATGTGTGGAATCCATAAACGCCCCAAGTGTTATTTGATAACAGAGCTGAGATGTGAGTGTAATTGTTGTCAGTTGTACGAGTTACAACTTCGCCATTTGGAAGTGTTGCTGCGAGATATTTCTTTGCCATTTGTCTTGCTCCCTGTTCGGTGAAGGATCCTTGTTCCTTCTCTTGAGGTAAATACTACCACCGACAAGTCAAATTGGGAACAATGGCAAGAACTATTTTTCGGCGTGTCGTTGGTCACAAGGCGAAAAGACCCCCGCCAGCCAAAGCCGATGGGGGTCTTTTCTATTTTGCTGGCGAGCTTGGGCGAGGATCAGCTCAAGCCAGCAAAAGCGCGTTGGATGCCTTCTGCAAGGCTTATCTGTGGGGTGTAGAAGGTATTCATCAAAGTGGGGTCTCCAACCCTGTAATCGACCCCTGAAGGCTCGGCAGGTAGGTTCTGGAAGGCTGGCTCGTAGCCAGCGACCTTTGCCACGATCTGCGCCAAGTCATTGAATGAGGTAGCAATTCCAGAGCAGAGATTGGCGGTTTCAATGCCAGCCGCGCATCCCGCCTCAGCACCTGCCACGACATCATCGATGTGGATGAAGTCTCGACATTGGTTGCCAGTTCCCCAGATTTCAAATGGATTGGCTTTCCTTAGCCCACGAGCTATGAATGAAGGGAATGGATAGTCCAGTGCCTGATCGGTTCCGTATCCTGAAAATGGTCGATAGACATGAACAGCCAATCCCTGCGCTCTGGCATGAGATGCAAGCATTTCGCCAGTCAACTTCGCCCAACCATAAGTCATGTCTGGAGTCTTGATCTCATTCAAATCAATATCTGATTCTTTCAATATCTGACTGACATCGGCAGTTTGCAGAGCTGTTGCATAAGCAGCCGAGGATGAGAAGTAAGTGATGCAGCCTGGCTTTGTCCGAAGCGCCCAACCGAACATCTCGGCATCGATCGACAAGTCCACAGCCAAAGCCAGTGGGGAACCTTCGATCATTTTGCGACCGCCGACAACTGCTGCAAGATGAATCACCTTGTCAAAGTAAGTGTTGTCCTTGCGAAAGAAGTCGCGAGCATCCATCGGCAATTTGTTTGCAATATCGATGCCGACTATCTCGTGACCTTCTGCTTCAAACTTTCTGCGAAATGCTCTGCCTACGAATCCAGCATCGCCAGTTATCAAAATCCTCATCTAAGTGCCTCAAGAAGTTTGGAATAGGCATCGCTGGCAAGATAGTCATCGAGTGCCTTCTTGTCGGCTGAATAAACTTCTTCAGCATTGACATCTTTGTAACCTTCATCCCATTCGGCTTTGCCAGCAATCGGATGCAAATGTTCAAGGACAACTTCTGGGATATAGCGGAGAGCATTCAAGTCTTTGCCGAGTGTCATCCAGAAGTTGTCCAAATATAAGTGAATCATGTCTGGGGGAACCATGCCACCCAGAGCGTTGACAATATCGCCAGACATTGCCACAGCAGTTGCAAGATTCTCACCCTGCAACAAGTCGTTTCCATAGACCAAGCCAGTGCCTAGTTCATCGAGCGCGTTGATGAATAGAAGATCCCAGTTCTTTGTGCGTGGTCTGTGATCATCGCCAAGGAATGCGAAATGTCGGTACTTGTGAGCATAGTGACGAGCTGCAAAGTTCAATGGCTTTGCCATTCCCTTGCCACGCTTTTCAACCATCAGCACATCGCAACCGAGCTGCAAGTAAGCATCCATCTGAGGTTCATCATCATCGACAATCACAATGAGATCAGATTCTGTCTCAGTATCCTCAAAAGATTGAATCAGATCGGCAATGTTTTGTGGTCGATTTCGGCTAGGAACTAGCACAACAAGATTTCTCATCGGCGAACCTCATTTGCGATTGCGGCGTAAGCGCAAAGATCGATGAAGGAATCATCATCGTATTTGTAAGCAAGCCGAGCAAGTTTGAGTCCTGCCATGCAGAGTGCAACATGAGTTGCATCAACTTCAATGCCTAGAATGACCGACCAAATCTTTGCAATCCTTGTGTGATTGGCAAATGGGTCATCATAAGATTCATTTCGATCGCCCATTGTCAGGCGAATTGCTTCTTTCAAAGTCTCTTCTCGATCCATGCAATTTCTCCATCTCTTCAACTGGCTTCAGTTGGGATGGGTGCAATTGGTAGTTCCTGACTTCTCTGCCAGGATCCCCAGTCATGATCGGTGACATTCCCTCGAAAATGCCGACCTCGCACCAACCCCTGAAAGCAACTTTTGGTGTTTCGGAATCAACTTCATCAACTGATAACCAGAAGATGAAGTCTGCCTTCCGCTTGATGGAAGCATACTGGGAAACTGAGACACAGCGACCCCATTGTTCCCAATATCTTTCCGACCAAGTTTTGACCTCGATGCGCCCGACATTGGTTGAGATGTCAGCTTCTTTGTCCTTGTCGGGATCAGAGAAGGCTGCCTCTGGCTCAAAGCCGTTGTCTCGAAGCCAAATGAATGCAGCAAATTCGCCAAGATGACCGACAAGGTGGCTGTTCGCTGTGTTCCTGTAATGTCCAGGATTGTTGCGATAGCGCTCGAAGGTCTTCTCGGCGAGAAGTGCTGCTGCCTGTTTAGACTCAGGGTTGAGGGTCAATCCCTGAATTGTCAATGACTAGCCTTTCAGTTTGGTCATCGTCAGATCGTGTTTTGGGTTAGCCCAAGCAACAACGACTGGAACGATTGAAAGCCAGATTGTGTTTGCTGCTTGCTTCCAATCGTGAGATGAGAAATCAAGTGGAGATTTGCCGATGATGACAACTGCTGTCATCGCATTTCCCACGAACCACTTTCCCCACATTTCTAGAACTTTATTGTTGAACTTCATCATTTTCCTTTCAAAGAGGCAACGAGTTTCGCTGCTTGCTCAGGCGTGATGTTGATTTCAATGTGCATCCAGTCAGGCTTGGCGTTCTTGTAAGTGCCACCTGATCGGAGTCCGTATTTCTTGCAAATGTCTAGGATTGCAGCTTGCTGATCTTTGGAAAGGTTGCCATCGGCGCTGCCTTGAGGATGTCTAGCAGGGAAAATGTCAACAGCAGTGCCAGAGGCGTGATTGGATAAAGTTCCAGCGCCACCGCGAACATCGCGGAAGGCGTATCCCTGAACTTGTCCTGGCTCTAACTTCTCGACTCGCTCATTCCATTCCTTGCAAGCTGCAATGAGCAATGGAGCAACAGATGCCGCGCATCGAAGTTTGACTGGCTTTGCGCCGTCAATGACTGTGAAGACTTTGATGCCGATTTCCGCTTCTTTGGCTGAGGCTGTCCAGCCATTTGATGAAGTCAGGCTCACTTGGCTCTTGCCCTTGGCTTAGATTCTGCCTTTGCCTTCATCACTTCAACATCAATCTTGATGAGATTTTGATTCTCAATCAACTGATCAACCTTGTTGATGAGTCCAGTTTGTCCTTCGTTGTAAAGCGCATAAGTAATT